GCAATTCCTCAGCCGTGCTTGGCCAGTTAGAGTACATATAACCACGCAAGCTCTCTGCAAACTTATCTACAAACTGATCGATGGTCATATACCCGCGTTCAATAAGCTGCTCATCTGTAGGCATTTTAAATTTAGCCATTGTGCTCTCTCCCATCGATGGGTGTAGGCGCTGTTGCAAGTGCATCACACAACGCACATTCCATATCAAGCATGTATAGAGAAATCTCCCCGTCCTCAAACATAGCCTTTACATTCCATAAAGTCGAACCGCAAACGCACACATGCAACGGAGCGTTCTTGTCTCTAAGATCTAAACTCATACTAATACCCTCTTTCGTCGTCGCATATTTCTACGTTCGTTTGGAGTCGTAGCTCCCCAGATACCTTCAAGGCTTGAATCCTTAATCGCATACACCAGGCACGCTGAGGTTAAAGGACAGCTTTGGCAGATAGCTTTTGCTTGTAGCACGGCTGCTTTGTCGTCATAGTCTTCTGGAAAGAACATCTCAGGATCCACCGACTTACATGCCTGCGTTCCATCAAACGGTACTGATTCCAAATAGAGATCCATACTCCTCGAACTTCCCCTCTTCCCAGTCCCATAGCAGATCACTTGTAGCCGGTCCGCAGTTACGGCTTGCAACAATACGTAGTTCACGAGATGTGTCATCTTCCTCGTCTTGCTTTTGCAAACCAAGGATCACATCAGAGTCTTGATAGAAAGATGATGAGTAGCCAATGGCATCTGCTGATACCTGTCGCTTCTTCATCTTCCACAACAGAACCTGAGTAGAGATAACGATAGGAAGCTTCTTAGACATAGCTAAGTGCTTAAGGTTACGAGTGATGTTGGTGAGTGCTTGAGGGCTGTTAGATTCTCCCGTAACCTCATCAGTCATCAAATACACACCGTCTACAAATACGATGTCTGGACGGATCTTATCGATCTTTGCAGCAAGACCAGTAACAGTCATTGCAGATACAGAGTCGGTCAGATAAAACTTGTGCATCTCTTCCATAGCCTTCAACTCAGCCATGTAACGATCTTCTTCAGCTTTAGTCAGGGCCCCGCGAATGAGCCGGGAGTGTGCAATGCGAGCACGCATCGAGTCGTGTCGTTGCTGCTGCTCTAAGTTGGTCATCTCAAAGGATTGGAACATAGGAACGAAACCGTCTCTATGAACGTTGACTGCCATCTGCATTGCAAGTACTGACTTACCGGTCTTAGGTGGCGCAATAATCGTCACAAGTTGTCCTGGTTGTAGTCCAGCAGTTGCTTCGTCAATAGTTTTAAAACCTGTAGCAAATCCTAGTAAACCATTTGGACGTGTCTTAATATTTGTGTAATCGTCAAATCGTTTGGTGGCGTTATCGGTTAGATCAATATCCCCCGACTCACGAACACCCTCATCGATTAACTTTGCAACACCTTGGCTTAGTACTGCAATAGCAGCGTTGTGATCACCGCTAGCAATAGCCTCAGAGGCATCTTGAACAACGGTGATTGCATGCTGACGTTTACGGTACTCAACTAGTTGATCTAAAAGATATTCAAGAGTGTCGTCTACAGCAAGCAAACGATATGTGGGGAAGTTATCGAGGACAGTAACCGCTGTAGGTACTTCCTGATACTTAGTCCAGTGTTGTCGTAGGAATCTCCATACCTGACGATTCTCATCTACAAAGAACCAGTCGTCTGATACACCAGCTTCTAGTAGAGGAGAGATGTCACGTGTACGGACAGCTCTTGAGATTAACCTAACCTCATTATCTGCTGCCATTAAACCTTCCCCCCCGTATCAATGTACTTGCTGCCGTATCGTAGACCACGTTCTGGAATATCCACAACTCCATAAAGTTCTGGCCTGTAAGGAAGTTCCGCTACCAGGTCTGCTACGCCAGGATATGCAACTGCATAGTTAAACGGATTTGTCCCAATGTTGTCTAAATCTTCTAGAACTTCATCCATCTCTTTTTGCGAATAACCAAAGCCAACTAATTCTAAGCGATAGCTAAACTTCTCTGCAAAACGCCAAAAGAAAGAAAGCTGCTGTCGGTTATAAGTCGACTCTTCACTAAATACCGGTATGCCCAAAACTTTTTTAACATTAGGTCTCTTATCAAGAATGCAGTCTAGAGTTACTACAATTCTTGGAGGAACCTCGTTAGATATATCGCCCCCACGCATAGTTACAGCACTTCAATTTTGCCGTAATTAATCAACAGGTTTCTAAAAGCTTTTGGATCTTTGTTTGCCACAGCGGCATCGATTTTAGAAGCTTTGCTGGAGATGGCAGTTGGGTAAACGCCATCATTCTCATCCATCCGAGTTCTAACGAATCGTGTGTGCTTGCAAGAGTTTCTAAACCCAAACCCGTCACAGTTGCAGCGCAACTTGAGAGAAGACATGTTGATCTCTACCTCATGAACACCTGTCTCTGAAAGAAACAGTTGCATTGCTTTCCAGTAAGTCATTGTTGTCCTCATCTACGTCGATCCCCTCTCGCTATTATGTCAATTGGAATGAAAGCTTCGTATGCAAAACTACCCATAGCTTCGCCATACACCGTTCCCCAACTTTTTAGAGGAACGTTTGTTGTAACGATAGTTGGAAAACCAGCATTAAACCTAGAACGTAGTAAAGCATCAAATGTGTTCTCTGCCCAACCGGTGGTGGTTCTGTGCTCCTTGCCAAGATCGTCTAGAACAAATGTTCGAACGTTATATTCTCTGGGACCCTCTCCGTAGATCCCATTGATCATAGTTTCGGTGGCGTCATCGAACTCTGACCACTGAGCCTTCTGGATCCTAAGAAGCTTTGGATAGTCCATAAACATGGCTGGGCGCTTTGGGTTCAAATCTGGCAACCCCCAGGCCTCCCTAGACATACCCCTAATAAGCTCCTGGAGGGCCGTAGAGGCGAGAGTAGTCTTGCCGTGACCTGGTTCACCTACCAGGAGCAATCCACGGCCGCAATTAGGGTTTCCGGCTGCCTGGATAATCTTCCCCGACTTAACCATTTCGACCCACATCTTGACCTTGTCCAAGGAATCGGAAGGCTCAATATCGGAGAACTCCCACCCAATGGTTTTCATTGGGAGGTTAGCCCCGTTGATCTGTGCCCGTACTGTTCCTGGCAACTCTGAAATGTTATACATCACCCCTCCAACATCTTAAGTAACTTCTCCTGATGAGCCAGAGTATCTTCGTCCAACTTTGTGGACTCCGCAACTTGGCTGACAACTCCGTGAATAGTTCCGTAGTACTTCATAAACCTTTGGTAGATCGGCAAACCTACACCAATGTCGTGAAACATTCTTGGATCCGCAAAGAACATCCTCATGCCCTTTAGAATCGAGATAGCTTGAACACCTTCCCCGATCCGTTTGTTAATCCAAGTTGCAAGGTGCTTTGCGTTCATCTGGTTTGGAGAACCGTTATTTACCTCGGCTAGCAAGTCGTAGAACTCTGCACAAAGGTCTCTGGCAATCCAATCCTCTTCAGGAATATTAATACGGTTTCTAGACTCACGCTCTACTTTGGTTTTCTTTGGTCGAGCACCTCCAACTTTCAGAGGGCTGACTTTACCTACAGATCCTGAGTCGTCTTCTGTTTCTAAAGCAAACCGGCGTTTTGGTTTTTCCGGGGTTGTGTTATCTCCGAGTCCTGGCCATCCCACAGCAACTTTTCCTTTCTCTTTTTGGGGCGCAGCCCCTATAGATACAGTTACGTTAGTAACTGTATCTATATTTAAATCACTAGTAGATAGATCACTAGTACTAGCTACTGTATCACTACCTATGTATAGAACGCCTGAAAATCCGTCGTCGGTGAATTTCAGTGTTGTACGCCATTGTCCAGAGTTATCTTGATGCCGGACAGCTTTAATGTACCTATGGAACTTTAGCTCTGACATAGCGTTTCTAATTGCATCGCGTCCTTCAGGAACTGATGCAGACATTTCTTCAGCCGATAAAACTCGGCCTACTTCAACGTAGTACGCAAAAAGACCCCTAGCACGAAGTGATAAGTTGGGGTCTGAATATGGTGACTTCATAGTCTCCTCCTTCTTGGAGGACAGACTCTATAGTGGTGGAACCCTTCTTGGCAAACCGCGAACTACTCGTTCTGGCGTCCCTGTTACAAGGTTCTCAATAATTACCGATGAGGTTAGTCCTAGGAAAGAGGCAGCTAGTACGTAGAAGATCTGTTCCCAGCCCATAGGCATAAGAACTAGGCACGCTACTGTGCTCATAGAGAGGGCAAGTAATCCCCTCCATTTTCCTAAGGATATTAATAGTTCTTCTATGGCCGTTAATACGCAGGCTACCGCCCAAGCTGCTATCAGTAGTTCAGTCATAGGCTAGAACCTACTCCTTAAAGATAACCTTGTCAAGGTGGAAGGTACGACCAACACCTGTAGACGTTGGTTCGCACGTAACCTCAACTTTTGCAAACGAAACCCCTGTATTGGAGAATCTAGCAGAGCCAGTGACCTCTGTTTCAGCTAAGTTCGTAGCTGAACGGGTAAAAGAAAACGTATTACTAGTTACAGACTCTATAGTTGTTGTTCCCGTTAAAGATGGGTACTCGTTAATAGATATAGTTACGTCTTCTCCCACGGAGAACTTATGCTCTCCCCTAGTCGTTATCGTGACTAGGTTACTAGCTACGGATACGGCAGATATAGCTACTACTCTATTTCCCGGAGCAACTATGTCCATGTAGGCCCAACGATCGTGCCTATTAATAACCATCGAGGTAGTTTTTTCTCTTAAGAATCCAGTGCTTTCTGCATACCACTTTAGTTTTAGGGTATACGTTCCATAGGCATCTTCGTTTTCAGGCTTTATAGCAATTGATGTGTAGTACCCAGTAACAGGTTCTATATCAATTAGATCTGTTGTAATTCCAAAAGCAGTGTTAGCAGTGGAGGTTACTTTACAAAACGCTGCTCCTTGAGTAAGGACTTCATCAAAGATTGTGCCTCGTGATAAAGATCGCCTTAAGTTTGCGGATACTCCAATCCAACCTTCTAAATTCAATTCGAAAGAAGGAGATGACAGCAATGTTCCTGAAATTTCAGTTAAACTTACGTCAGACTCGTGAGTGCTTAGTGAAAAAGTTGATCCCAGTGGAGTTACCAACCCTAAAGATGATGAAAGTCGTTGATACTTTTCAAGGTATCTAGCTCCGTAAAAACTATACCCAGCGTTTACCATAGCAGAGTATCTATAGGATACGGTTTCTCCCGATTGAGCAGGGTTTGCTGTTGTAGTAGTTAAACTATCTGAGGGGTCAATAAACGGTGTAGCAATTCTTCCAAATTCAGCCTGAACCCCATCTATGTGAAATACTTTTGTACCAGAACCGGCTTCACTCAAAGATACGGTTATGTCAAAGCTAGTTTCTCCAGGGTTAGCGATCCTGTTTACGTGAATACGTGTCCAAGAAGAAGCATTTTCCGAAGACACTCTAAATGAGTTTACTGCTTGTCCATTAGTGCTTATAGAGTAGAGGCCGGCTACATTTTTAATGTATGCGGATACTATTACGTCTTCTCCACCAATACATGCGCCTCTAGGGTAATAAACAGTGGTAGATATAGATCCACCACCAGAAGCAGAAACGTTTCCTCGTTTAGTTCCAAATAAAGGGTTTGAAGTGCTTACGGTAAAAGTAGTTCCAGCATCTGCGGTCCACTTACTAGTGTCAGCAAAGGCTGAGTTAGTAACCATATTAAGATGGTTTCTACTATCCCATGAACAGTCGCTAGTTGGGAAGAATCTTTGAATGTTGGGGTTAGAAGGTACGGGCCCACCGTCTCCTTGGAAATAGTCTTCGATAGTAGGTAGTTCTACCATCATTACGGAATCTACATAAAATACGTCGCCCTCTTGAGCATTAGGAAAATAAACAGAGGACTTTGCTAGTGGGCTGCTAAAGTTATCATCTCGCACAGGAGAAACCGCGTAAGCAGTAATTCTCGTTGCTGTAGCTGATAATGTCGTTACTTCGCTGTCTACATAGTATGGGGTTGTTGGGTAGTATTTGCCGTCAACATCTGACAAAATTTTAACTTGATCTTCATAGGATTGTCCAGAAGAATACTCTAAGCGAACAACAGCTGTTCTACCTACAGGACCACTAACGTAAAATCCTACAGTATATGGAGTACCGGTAGTTACTGCTTGCCAATCAGATATCAAAGCTGCTTTTGCGGTAGATAGTGCGGTGACTTTAGCTACGGCTGTACCAAATATTTTTGCTGTAGATGGTGGGTTAAAGTCTTGCACAACTTCTGCGTTATACCCCTGCCACCAGCTAGTTCCTGAATCAAAACTTGGGTTAAGTATGTAGTTTTCTAGGTCTGCCTCGATGTTTACTTTAATTAATCTAGCATCTTCGTATTCATAGCTTGGTAGTTTACCTGCGTTTGTAATTCCTAGATTATTTGCTTCTCTAAAATCAAGCATATCAATTGCATACTTTGTATTAGGGTCGGCGTCTACAAACCTAATTACGGGGGTAGCAAATACCGCTCCAGCTGGAGCAAGGACACCGTCACCTATATTTTCAGAAGAAGATCTAAATTCTTGCCAACTAGAGGTTGTATTTACTACGCTTCCGTAAGAACTTTGAGATACAAACCCGCCATCTTTATCAATAAATGAGATAGACGCATCTACTTTTGCACTAGTGGTTAGATGTCTAACCCAACCTTTAAGTATGTAACGTTTGCCTTCGGTTACTGGAATTTGATGTGCATTGTACGGGGGATTAGCTGATCCAGAAGATAGTAAAAGTGTTCTTGGTATGCTTGCAATAACATTCATCATAGTTACTAGACCAAAACCTTGTTGACGTAATGGCCATAGAGGTCTAGATAAAGGAACTGTTGGAGGGGTTAATGCCACCCCAACGTCAGCCAATGAAGTAGCATACTTTTGAGCAGCTATTGTTGCCCCACCTGTACCAACAATCCATCGGCCCTTACCCTCTTCAAAGGAAGAGTCGTTATAATCAAGCATTAAGTTTCGACCTGTTTGTACCGTAGCACCCCAGTGAGTTAACGCAGTTGCATACGAGGTGATTGCTGCAGTTGTGCCTTTTACAGCATTAATAAAGTTACCGCTCTTATACAATGATCTGTGGTATGTGTCACCTAAAGAAGGTTCGTATAGAAAACCAAGATCTGTAACTTTATTTTTTAGAAGAATAGAGGG